TAGTAGAGTGGGCTTCGCTTACCTTTGGAAAGACCAAGGAAAGCGGTGTTGTTGCGCCTGAAAAAGTAGAAGTGGAGACGGTAAAGGGTACCGTAGAAAAGGTAGATGAAGCCAAAAAATGAACACCCTCTTGATGGTCCTCACCCAACTGACTAAGGTCTGAGCCAGTGCTCTCCATCGTAGGAAATGTAATAGGCTTTCTGGGTAAGCTCCTGCCTATGCTCTTTGCCTACAGGGCAGGGAAGAAATCTGCACAGGTGGATGTACTAGAGAATGAATCAAAGATGGTGGAGAGAGCCAATGAAGTTGAAAGAAGGATTGATCGTATTACTAGTGACGCTGTTAATGAGCAGTTGCGTAAGCGTTGGGGCAAGTCAGAATAACTGTAGTTGGGTGAAGCCCATCCTCATTGAAAAAGAAGACAGGCTCACGCCAACCACAGCTAGAACTATTCTTACCCATAATGAAACATGGGAAGAGGTATGCACTAAGTAGAGATTTTAATCTCTCTAGGCTTTAGTTCTTCTGGGAGAAAGTGCTTGACTTCAATGATCAGTAGTCCATTCTTAAATGTAGCGTCTGTCACCACGTAGTGAGGAGCAAGAACAAACTTCTTATTAAAGTTCTTGGTAGATATACCCTTGTGAGACATTTGTTTTTCAGTCCTAGATGAATCTTGCTTCTCACCCTTGACGGTAAGTGCAAGGTTCTCTACAATGACAGAGATATCATCCTCTTCCCATCCAGCAAGAGCAATCTCCACTACATAGTTATCACCGTCTTTGTATACGTTGTGAGGGGGATACTTGTTATCTTCATAACTGATGTTGTTAAGAGCAGCTACTAGGTTGTTCATGCCTAGCATCCTGTTGAACATAGAAGTGGAGACGGTAAAGGGTACCTCAGTGGTCATACGATACTGTTCATCATTCATAATGTAAACTCCTTTCAGCAAGTTGTTAAGAGGCCCAAGAACGGCACCTCGGTGGTTAGTATAACATATTATCTCAGTAACTTCAACACTTAAAGTTGGTGCTCCCGGCAGGACTCGAACCTGCAACCTACAGATTAGAAGTCTGTTGCTCTATCCAATTGAGCTACGGAAGCTTCATCAGTTGTTCCCAAGACACGGGGAAAAGCTTCTCACACTCTACGTCTATCAAAGATGCAATGTCTCTGGTCTCCTCTTGTACATCTAGCTTGATCCTAAGAGAGCACACCCTGCTAAAGGCCATAAGACTACCTGTCCAGTACCACTCAGTGTACATGCTCTGGGGTAGCACCATACGTGCCATCTCAGGTGCTACCCCTTTCCTAAGTAGTTCATCATAGGTCCACATACATCTCCTTATGGCTTGTTCATAATCACTCAGAAGAGAAGGACCTGCGCCTGTGGGAGGATTAATATCAATCTCTTCTTCAGAACTTCCCTGCTTCTTATCAGTGGGTCTACCTCTCCAGTACTCAGGGTAGTAGAACTCAGGTTGACTATCCACGTATCTCCTACTCACCTCGTTCCATACCAGACCTACCTGATGTTTGCCCAGTTGTCTGGCCACAAAGATAGGTGCCTTGATCCTAAAGGAGACAGAGCAGTGGCCAAAGGGAGTCCAGTGATTGTGCTTGGCAAGGTACTTGATAAGCTTCTCGTCTGATTCTTTTAACAGGTTACTAACAGGACCAGCAGGAGTGATGCTCTCCCATTCAGATTCCTTGGAGAAGGAAACTCTGGCAGCGTTTACCACTGAGAGGTCTGAACCCATGTGGTCTATCAGTGTTACTTCCATTTAACATAGTTCCTTACTTTTTTCATAACATCTTTGAGATATTCTTTGAAACTTCTACCCTCTGTAGGAGTACCTCCTAGGTACCTTGGAACTTTACCTTTCATTCGCCACGCACCAAACGGGGTATAGCCACTCCAAAGTCATCTGTAAAACCTGAGTCTTTAAACTCTTTCATAAGAATAGCTTTGTTAAGAGGTTCAAGGTGCGTAAGAACAATGGCACAGGCTTCCATCACTCCACCGGAAGTGGTCTCCTTCCTGATCTGTCTCAGGACAGCAGAGGTAATTTTCTCTGCCATCTCTTCGCTCATGTCAATTGTATATGTCATCTACCCTAGGCTCCTATGTCTACTATCTCACACACTCCACCTGCACAGGCAAGCTCTTGTGATCCAGTGGTGGTATCTTCCTTCTCATAGTCTTGTAACTCGTACCAGTCTATAGCAGGTGGCATCTTCCCTGTCAAGTCTTTAAACTCTTCCCTGTCTATGTCTTGGTAAGGGGCTTGTTTATAAGAATGATCAGAGAACGGGAGGAAGGATATACCAGAGAGGGAATCAAAGTGTTCCCAGCACCATGCCCCTACCTCTAGCCACTCATGTTCCTTGACAGAGATGGTGACAGAGGGCTTGTGTTCACAGTAGTTGTCTGCAATCTTGAGCCAGAGTTCTAACTGTTCCAGTGCTCCCATGTCATACCTGCAGATGGCACCCTCTGGACTCTTCATAGGGAAAGAGAACACAGTTACATTGTCAGGCGCTGTGAAGTCAGGCTCTGAAGGTACACCCTTGTCCTTCAGGAACATGGTCAGTGGGTCCTTGTTATCTCCTCTGACTGTCCTGACATAGTAAGGGTTGTGCCTTGCATGGATACCAGAGGCAGCGTCAACAAGTTGAGACACAGTGCCAGAGGGTTTGACACAGGTGACAGCGGTGCTTTGGTTGATGCCTAGCTTCTCTGCCAGCTTCTTGTTAGTCTTAACAGCCACATCTCTCAGTTGTTGAAGAGCCTCTGGAGAAGCATCGTACACAGCGGGGCAGTCCATGATACCTGTCAGAGACACACCCAGTAGCCTCTCCTCCTCTGTGGTATCCTTCCAACGCTTACGCAGGTAGCCAAAGTCTGTCAGCGTAGACTGGAAGGTGCCCAGCATAGTGGCCAGCTTGATCTTGTTTTTCAGTGTCATTATGGTATCGTCTGCCCTACAGATAACCTCTGACAGGTTACAGAACTGGTAAGGTCTCAGGATAATCTCACAACAAGGGTTAGTGCCAAACTCTATGTTCCCATCACGCCTACCGTTGGAAGCTGCCTTCACCTGTGCAGAGGCACGGTTAAAGATACCTCGCTCACCGCTCTTGCTCTCGTAGAGGGAGAGCCATTCCTTCATAAAGATACCCATGTCAGGGCGCTCTGTGTAGCATACAGAGTTGTTGGACAGTGCTCTCTGTTGGTTGTCCACCCACCAGTCACCTGACTTAGCCATACGCATACGCTCATCAGTGAGGTTAGAGAGTGAGATCAAGGCAGACCTACGGACACCGCCTACCACCACCACTTGGCCTACCTTGCACATGATATCGTGACACTCAATAGAGGTAAGCTTTCTACCCTTGGCTTTCCTAAACGTCTGAATGGTGAAGTCAAACAGTTCTTCCAGAGGAGCAGGGCCAGAAGCCCTCCCTCCAAAAGTTTTAAGTCTGGCACCGGCAGGGCGTATCTTACTTATGTCTATCTTGGGTATACGATTGGTGTACAGGAGAGAGATAAGATCACGTAGTCCTCTGGCCCACCCTTCTTTTGAATCAGTGACAGAGATAAGATCGTCTGTGTTCTCAAAGTATTGGTCAGGTATGGTGGGCAGGTTGTTGATGTACTGTCGCTCAACAGAGAAACCAACCCCTGTGCCGTTCATCAGAATGTACAGGCACTCGTCAAAGGAACGGGGTGAATCCACAGGGAGGTAAGAACAGTTGTACCCTGCCACGTGCTCACGCTCCAGCGCAGGGCCAGCTGTCATCAGTGCTCTCATGGAACCCAGTACTTCTAGGTTCAGCATCCCCCTCCGAATGTCAGCTAACTCCACGCCAAAGAGAGAGTAGGAGAAGTTCTCTTTCAAATGGTTCACCATAAAGGAGAGGTACCTGTCAATGGTTTCTTCCCACGTTTCTCTACGCCCCTCTTCCTCCAGCCATCTGGAGTAGCGAGACATATGAATAAAGCTTTGGTAGTTACTGGGTAGGGTAATCTGATTATCAAGCATCTGCTGAGTCTGGCCCATGTTCATCAATGATCTCCTCTAGGTCCTGTAAGAAGTATTCAAACTTCTTAACTAATATTTCGTCTGCCCCGTCCCACACCTTGGCAACAGGCTCACCGTCAAACATAATAAATTCTTCTGTCAGGTAGAGTCTGGGTTCCATGTTGAATGTACCTCTTGTGAAAGAAGAACAGAGTCTTCTTCTGTGTTCATATCATACTCAAGCTGAAGGATCAAGTCTGCATAGTGCTTTACTTTAAGAATATCCAAGGCACCTTCTCCCTTGGTACGGTGGCGGGTAATATATTTTACTATATTTCCCTCTAGGAATCCAAGCTTATTGGCGTGAATATATTGAACAGGTTGAATCTTACATTCTCTATAGTGAGTACCACCCACCTGTCCTTCTGTTGCTTTCCTTGTCATGTGCTACCGTCTCCTCTTTCTCTTCAACCACTGTGATAGGTTCATGCAATATTGCATTGATTCTCTTGCGTATAAACGGAACTTCTTTTGTATCTATAACCTTTCTTGCGTAGGTTGTCAAGGCTTCTGGTTCAATTCCTGCAAGAAAACAAACCTCTTCCTTGTCCTCCGCTGTTACGCCTACGTCTGTGGTTAGCCAAGACCTAGCTCTCTCCCTGTTGACAGAAGTGTAGGTACTATCACCGGGGTGTAGTGGTTTAGTTGCGTCAAGCAGTTGCTGAAGAATGACACACAGAAATAGCACCCTCTCCGGTGAATGGTAATCGTGAACTCCCTCATCCAGTACAGACTCAATGGCAAAAGAGGAGCCTTCATAGCTACTCCCCCATGTCATTTGCTACACGCTCCACTCCTATGATATCTTTGTGCCTGTGTCTTTGATATCCAGTCTTATCTATATACTTGTTTGCTATCTTGTACAACTGCTGATACCCGTAACCTTTACGATCTGCCCAAGATTTCAAGTTCTTTACTCTGACACTTTTACCAGTATTAAAAGTAATTTTGTAAGGACCTTTACAGGGAGGACCTTTACTTTTTCTCCCGTTAATTCTAGCATTAACAGCAAGTTTCTCTCTCCACTCCGGGTCTTCCCACCTCTCAAGAGGAACGTAGAACCTGATACCACCTACGTTCTTGTTATAGTATTCTCTCTGGTCTGTTCCCTCTAGTACAGCGGTGAGTACATGGTACTTCATCTGATAGTACTGCTCGTAGTAGTGCAGGCCTCGCTTGGTCTCGTACTCTTGTATGATCTCAAACTTAAAGTTTCTCTTCCCGATCTTCTCTATGTCAGCGCACAGTTCCTTGGAAGAAGAGGTGTATACTTTCCAGTTGGAAGGCTTGTACCTTTTCCTGTGACGCATCTGCCAGTACTGCTTACACCCCACGTACTTCCTATGGTTCTTCTTGTTGGTGATCAGGTAAACAAAACCAAAGTAGTGATCAGGGTCAGGTACCCGTGTCTTGTCATCTCTAAAAGTCCAGTGCATTTCGTTCATATCCTCCAGTGCTTGATCGTAGTCTTCTCCAAACCATACCTCATTACAAGTGTAACAGTAACCGTGGCTGTCATAGAAGACAAAACCGTTGGAGGAGGAGCAGAACTTACACTCTTGGTAAGACAGGATGATAGATTGGTCTGGTCTAGGGGCCGCGCTCAAAAGAAATCCTCCTCTACTCTGGGTTCCCGCTGCACATGGGTGAAGTACTCAGGTCCTCGGGAGTAGTTGTACTTCCTGAGACCTTGTCCGTTGTTAGAATCTTCCCAGCACTTTGACTTGAAGTCACAGTACTTACAGTTGAACCCCAGCTTCCTGTTACCTGATGCTTCTTCTACCTCTGAGTAGCACCGGGAAGGGGGAAGATCATGGGGCATAATCTCTTTCAGGTATGTTATTCTCTGAACAGGGTCCACTCTGTCCAGTGGTACCTCTAGCAGGTTGAGACCTCCTCCGCTCTTGTCAATGGACAGGAAGTAACCCTTCTCTTTTCCTAGTGCTTTACCGTAGGAACTTAGCTGGTACATATAGCCAAAGGGATCGTCGCCCTTCAGTATGCTCCCGTCAACAAACTTTTTAAATCCATAGGGAGAGGCAGACTTAACATCCACTAGCTCACCGTCTATCAGACAGTCTATGTGTCCCTTGACCTGCCCCACTGTTACTTCTTTCTGACAATCCTTTACACTGTGACCTGCTTCCTTGACAAGGAGAAGGACGAAAGCTTCTAGCAGATGACCAAAGCAGAACTTGATACGCGCATCTGTATTCAGAGGTTCTTTCTCGTACCCGTGGTAATCGTACCAGAGCTTTCTATCCTCTCTTCCAACCGCTGATAGTCTTAGCTTCCCCTTGTTGTCACGGTTGACACTCTCTTCAAAAAAGTTTTCCATCACCTCCTTTATTTCTTCTAGGAAGACAGCAAGATTGTCCTTCGCTGGTCCCTTACCCTCTTCTAAACGATTGCTGATATCCACCAGAAGAGAATCAATCTTGCTGTCTACCATCTCCTAGAGTCCTTTGTCTTCGTTGGTCTCGTTGGAGAAGTCTTCATCTCCCGTGTAGCCACTGTCCACGGTGGAGAAATCTTCTGATGCTGGCCCATCGTAGGGTACCAGTTCAAGAACTTGGATAGCGTCTAGGTAGAACACGCTCTTACCTGCCCACTGTCCTTGCTCCATCTCTTTGGAACGGAAGAGAACATTGACCTTGCTCCCGTTACCAATGGCGGTGCCAGAGATATCATTCTTCTGTGCGTCCACCACACGGGGAGCAGGAAGCTGCTTACCCTCTCGGGTGAAGGCGTTCTTCTTGAACTTGAAGAAGGGTCCACCACTGGCATGGTTCTTCTTCTTCCCGTCCTTGACAGAGGCAGAGGGGTTCATGCCCTCTATCATCTTGACTGCCTTGGCATCCAGTCCAAGGTCAAGGCACCACTCGGTGTCCTCTTTAGAAGTAGTCTGATACTTCTGTGCTGGTGATTGCGGATCAAGTTTTGCCCAGTAAGCTGTACCTTGTACAATTGGCATGTTATCTAAACTCCTTTAAGTTTACCCAGAATATTCTGGAATGTTTTGATGTTACAGTTCATAGCATCTTCAACGTAGGTTGTCAACACTTTTTTTCCCTTGCTTGTAATTTCACTGGATGATAGTTGATGGTGCATCAGATTGTCTCGCTCCTGTGTTAGCTCTGCTATTCTTTTGTAAGAGTCGTACAACTGCTTTGTCACCTCAGATACGTTGTGCTCCAGTGTCCTTATTGTTTCAACGTGGTCCATCTATTTAGCCTCCTCTGGTTTACTAAGTTTAAATAAAACAAAGGGAGGGAAGTCAGACTCCGGGTGAGGTTCAATCAGTAGTGCTGGAGATTTCTCCTGACTCCAAGGGGTATACCCCACGTACTCCCAAGTGTATCCCTTGTTTACCTGCTCTTCTACTTTGTCCTTGAACTCTGGATTTGACAGTCCAATCAAGGCCATCAGTGCTACTAAACTTACCATGTACTATTCTCCTTTACTTCGCTCGCCCTAGTGTGTCTCTGCCCAGTTGGTACCTACGTTGTACTCGCCTGTCAGTGGACAATTTAATTTGTAGTACTCTCCTGCCTTCTTGATACTTTCTATTCCCAGTGTACCTACCATATCCGACAGGGGTTTGTCAACCTCTAACTGCCATTCATCGTGAACATTTGCAACAAACTTTGCCGTCCCTGCACAAGGCGAAGACGCTAACTCCTTGTGAAAGATCAGGAGTGCTCGCTTCATCACCACCGCTGCTGCCCCTTGCAGTTGCGTGTTCAGGGCAGCGTGAGGTGACCTGATCCATAGCATCCTCCCGTCTAGTCCTCTGATGATCCCGCTTCTCTCAGCGGTCAGTGTGACCCTGTGCCGTGCCTCTTGTAGGGCAGGGGTAGCCTCTAGAAAATTATCTATCAGTTCCTGCCCGTCCTTGGCACTGCCCTCCACTATGCTCCCGATCTTGGCAGCGCCTGCACCGTAGAGGAATGCATAGATAAATGTTTTTGATTGGGAACGTGAGCTTAGACCTGCTCTCTCTTGGTTAGCTGTGTGTATGTCACCAGAGACCACGATCTCTGTATACTCTGGATCGTTCATGTAGTGGCAGAGCATCCTCAGTTCAATGGAAGATGCATCTATACCCACAAGGTTCTGCTTCCTAGGGTTACCCGGAACCCATAGTCTCCTGCACTCTGGACCATAGGGTGAGTACACAGCTGGGACCTGTGCCATGTTAGGAGAGGCGTGGGCCATGCGCCCTGTGATTGTGCGAAGGGTTAAGACTTTCCCGTGTACCCTCCCTGTCTCAGGGTTGACGGCATCTATCCAAGAGTTGATCTGTGCGATCCTCTTCTGGAGCATCATGTACCTGCCAACTATCTTGGCCTCTTCCATGTCAATGCCAGATAGAACACTCTCATCTAGCACAGGGGTGCCTAGGTCAGTCTTCTTCACTGGTACCCAGCCCTTCTCCATCAGGCGTTCTCCCACCTGCTTGCGAGAACCGGGGTTAAAGGGGATGTACTTTACCTTGGTCTTCAACTGTACCTCAGCAGGGGGAAAGACCTTCTGCATATCCTCCTTGATCCGTACCAGTTCATCGTTCAGTTCTGCCACCAGTATGCAGGCGTTCTCTTGGTCAAGAGCAAAGCCGTTGAGTTCCTGTTCGCTCAGTATCATGCGGACACGGTGCTCTAGTTTGATGGAGTCTCCACTGAACTTGTGTAGCTCAGTCTTCAGCACCTTGTATAGTTTACAAGTCAGCTTGGTGTCTTGCATACAGTCCAGTCCCATCTCCT